TTACCTCCTACTGGTCCACCATAATTTCCTGCCGCACCACCTGTTGGTCCGCCACCTACAGATCCTGGTGATCCTCCGCCAGCTTGAGAATTTCCACCAGCACCTCCACCACCACCTCCACCAGCAGCACCAGCATTACCAGTAGCTCCTGGATTTCCTGCAGCTCCTGCTCCCCCACCATTACCACCTGTTCCATTAGTTCCTGGGTTTCCAGAATTACCTGTAGCGCCAGCATTGCCAGCGCCTCCAGCAGTGCCACCATTACCGCCAGCACCGTTGTTTCCTGGATTACCAGAATTTCCTACGGCACCTGATGTTCCAGCAGCACCAGCATTACCTCCTGCTCCACCAGCGCCATTATTGCCTGGATTACCAGCATTACCTGCTGCACCTGATGTTCCAGCAGCGCCAGCATTACCTCCTGCTCCACCCGCACCGTTGTTACCTGGTGTTCCCGAATTTCCTACAGCACCTGATGTTCCTGCAGCCCCTGCCGTTCCGCCATTACCTCCAGCACCATTGTTTCCAGTTGTTCCTGCGTTTCCAGAATTGCCTGGAGCTCCAGATCCTGAAACTGTGATAATTCTAACTCCGTAAGGAACAGTGTATGTTCCAGAAGAGTTAAATGTTTGAGTTCCTGATCCTGTTAATGACCGAGCGCAGATAGCTGTTGCGAACATATTATGATGCTAACTTTTTAGCCTTCGTTAAGAAATCTGATGGTAATGTATCAGATGTAAGAGCATATGCACGTTTTTGGAGCTTTTCCGATTTATCATCAGATTCCCAAAATAATTTTTCAAAAATTAAAATAGGAAATGATGTAATTTCAATTTTAGATCCATCATTTTTTTCGGTATCATCAAACCATGTGCTTAATGCCGAAAGAGTTGCTGTTTTACCAGCATCATCAACATAGTTTAAATTAACGTAATCAATCGAATTCGTATCCAAATACGCTCTCATGGTCGCAGAAGCTGCATTGTTTGTTGAATAAAGATAGATATCAGTGTATTTAATTGGTTCAGCCATTTTCCCTCTCCACTAAAAATTATGCTTGAATGAATGATTGTGAAACATACCAGTTAGTATCACCATCAAACTTGGTGCATACATAAATGGTAATTTTATTAGCAGCTGTAGCAATAGGTGGTTGAGTAGCACTATTGTTAAATACTAGTGTTTCACCTACTGGAGCAGCCAATGTCATTGTTCTTGAACCTGTAGCGTCTTGCTTAAATACAAGAACAAATGATTTAACCGACTCTGTAACTCCTGGCATACTGGAAGGCAACGTAACAGTAGCATTACCATTCAATGTAATCCGCTGAGTATTCCTATCTGAATCTACAGTAATTGCCGTAGCAGAGTTGCGGTATGATTTTGCGTCTTCTGAGAAATTTCTAATTTTCTTACCTGCGAATTGAGCGTTATTGGAATAGAAACCGAACGAATTTAAGTTGGCTACTGTTCCAGAAACGATTGTATTACCAGAAACTGTAAGATTTGTTGAAATCGTTTTAGTTCCAGTATGCGACCAAGCGCCAGTGGACGTTTGTGTTTTCCCAGCAGCACCCATTGTGGTGTTACCGGAAACTGTAAGATTCGTTGAAATCGTTTTAGTTCCGGTGTGTGACCAAGCGCCAGTGGACGTTTGTGTTTTACCAGCAGCACCCATTGTGGTGTTACCAGTAATTGAAATATTGCCGTTATGTGTCCAAATCCCAGTAGACGTTTGCGTTTTATTAGCACCACCTAATGTAGTGTTACCAGTAATCGCAATATTTTCAGATACCGTCATTCTTCCTGTAATAGTATGAAGGTCGTTTGACGAATCACCGAGCGCACTATTTCCGCTGGTCGTCAATTTACCAGTAACATTAACAGCGCCAACAAATTGATGATTATCATTTGAAGCGTCGCCGAACGCACTATTTCCAGTATGAGTTAATTTACCAGTAATATTAACAAGACCAGTAATAGAGTGAACATCATTTACACCGTCACCGAGAGCTGTGTTACCAGTTACAATTAATTTACCAGTTACAGTTGTCTGACCAACTAAAGAATTTAATTTATTTGATGCGCCTAATGTTGTATTACCAGAAACTGTAAGATTCGTTGAAATCGTCTGAGTTCCCGTATGTGTCAATGCACCAGTAGTTGTAACTAATTTACCAGCAGCACCTAATGTGGTATTGCCAGAAACAGTAAAATTGGTAGAGATTGATCCAGTTCCCGTATGCGCCCATGCGCCCGTGGAAGTGATTAGTTTGCTAGCAGCACCTAATGTGGTATTGCCCGATACAATCAAATTACCATTAGCATTTAGAATACCATTGATAACAGCTTTTTTAGTCGCTGATCCCAATACAGTATTTCCAACGGATTTCAACACGTTATTTGCGATAATGGTATTCGCATAAAGTTTGGAGTTATTTACCGCAAATTGACTCAAACGGTCAAATGCCTCGTTTGAACGAGTTCTCCATGTATCAAACGTATTAGTGAGAGCTACATTAGCGATTTTAGCCATACTTAATTCCTATGTTGTAAAAGCTGGACCAGCAGCTGTTTAATTTCTTTAACGTCATTCTTAAGCATATTTATATCATCTATACTCTGATTCAGCTCCTGAGCTTTCTGTCTTTTCTTTTTATATGCAATTAGTGCGGATTCGTTCGTATTTATAATGGCTTTGTTATCCATATCACGAACGAATCCTGGAGCATCTTTAACTTTTGCAATCTTCATTATCTTTGTAATGCAATTACTCTAAGGTCAGCAACTCTTGGTGGGTTAGAAGAACTTTCATCCGTCAACACAACTTTAATCGCAAAATATTTAAATCCTACAAATCTAGCACGAGACTGACTTCTATACTCAAGAATACTTGAGTTGTTTGTATTTGCACCAGATCTAGCTGTATTACCGTATGTTGGCACGTTATATTCGTATTCTTTGAATGTAGTATTATTTTCAGAATCTGAAACAACAGTATTTGCAGTTGAAAGAGTCATCGGTATCCAACGTGAATCTACGAATGAATCTGAATCTTCACGATGTAATACTTTGTAGTAAACGAATACGCCTGCTGATGGTGGTTTGTATGCTGTTACATATACTTTCAAATCTTCTGCATCTTGCCCATCCGCGAGCGTGACCTTACGAGTAATATAACGAGCCTTCGCATTTCCACCAACTTTAACATAATCTTCAGATGAACCAATAGCACTATTTGAATTGATTAAGTTTTCAATTGTAGTCATGGATATACGTTTAACGTCAAGCACAGGTGAAACGAATCTATTATTTGTTTTCATCTGCGCTTTAACTTCAAACGATCTATTGGCTGCCATCGTAGAAGAACTAGCTGATGTATTTGATTCAACGCTTCTACTTAATACATATCTAGAAGTTGAAAATTCAGTAGAATCATTTACATTCAATCTACTGAATGAAGTATCTCTAGTTGAAGTGCTTGTAGCAAATTTACCAGTAAAGAATAATTCAGAACCGATTGGAGCAATAAAGTCTGATGTAAATTGAATTACGTCTGCTTTCAAATCATTAAATGATATAATTCTAGCTGTAGCACCGTCAGTTTGACCACGGATATATGTGCCAGTAGTAAACATACGATTATTAGAAAACGCAGGACCACTGTTAACATAAGACGTATTAGCCAAATGTAGATATGTATTTGATGATGTTACTGTATCATAATACATTACTGAACCAATTGGCGTAGTTGCAGAAGTAATACCGCCAGATGAGTTAGCAACAATAACACCAGTTGTAGCATTTGTATTACGAATTCTTACAGCTTCTCCGCCACGGAATTTAGCAGTAGTTGAAACATTTTTAACTGTAAGTTGGCCACTATACATTCTTGTATTAGAAGAAACAGTAGCAGTTGCTCCAGAAATCATACCCTGAACATAACATACATCATTGTTAACCGTGCCTCTACCAACCTTATGCACAAATACACCTTTGAGTATAGTTTCACCATGAACAACTTCACCAACTTTATTAAATGCAGATGATACATTAGCCACGCTCATGTAATCTCTATCTTCATTTTTAAAGACTACCGATCCTTGAGAAAACATATTGAAACTCGCGAAGTATATTCTGAACTTCATATCTTCTTCTTGAATTGGAGAATATGTTCGATCGTTAGCAGAAGCAAACAACATACCAGAAGCTGGCTGTGAACTAATTCTGTTACCAGTAATTAAATCATCTTCGCCTAATCGTGCAACATAAACACTGTAATTAGGATTATTTCCTGCGGGTCTTACAACAAATCCATATTCTCTATCATTCTGTAAATATACAGGTGATGGGAAGTAGAATGAAGTGGGTTTAGAACCATCATCACTTACTGAAACGTCTGCAGGATACATTGTAGCTCTACCAAATGGAACAACTTTAGTGGTCAATGCTCCAGATGTAACATCAACTTCTCTAATTTCAAGTGTAACTGGAAATGTGCTATCTTTAGATGCAAAAAATACATCAATCTTAGTTAAGTAACCGCCAATAGAATTTTGTCTAAACGCACTAAACATATTAACTAAAAATGATTGTGCAATTGGATCATCATCGTCGCCATCACCACCGTCTCGTCTAGTTCCTTGATCATCATTTCCACCATCACCTGAATTTACAGGTTCCGAAACAGGTTCTTGCCATGGAGTTGTAATTACGACAGGCGGAACTTCTGGAGTTGGAGTAGGTTGTGTTGCAACTACAGTAGTATTTGTAATATATTCATTAGTGATATTTGTTGGATAATTATTGGTAATATACTCATTATTAATAAATTCATTTGTAATATTATTATTGGTTACATTTGTTGTATTTGTAATATTGTTAACAGTAGTTTCTACTGTCACAAAGGTATCATTAATTATTGTTTGTGTTACATTTGTTATATTATTAACTACTGGTGCAGGTATTTCTACTTTACCAATAGTTTTTTGTCCAGATCCTGTTATATTTGTTCCTGAGGATGTTACTGTTTGATCATCCGCAGTCCCCTTAAATGCTAATTGTGCGTTTCTTGTAGACATCGTAGTGTCTTGTGAAGAAGTTGCAAGTCCCTGAGAGGAATATAATGCTTGAGCACTAGTTAAACATAATCCTAATCCAGAAGCATTTTGTGCATTATCAGTTAATCTGAATTTCTTTTCACCTGTTCTAAATTTTAAATTATTATCAGAAGGTATTCTAAACAAGCCATAAACATTACCAGAACTATCGGTCGTTAATCTGCTGCCTTCATTAGCAGTATTTGCAAATGATGAATTTGTTGGAGTTACGTATGTTGTAACATTGATACCATCAAAATATGAATATAATCTAGTATTCGGTTTCATTCCACTTACGCTAAATCTTACAACTCTAGAACGCATATATGGTTGAATATTAACATCTTTTAACATTGAACCTGTTGATTGTGTAGTTGTATATGGCGTAACAGATAATTGAGTTCCAGATCTAGTTTGTTTTTGCGAAACTTCAATAGTTTGTTCTGTTTGGAATGTTTCTGTTGCTATATTATTTGTAATATTACTTCCAGTAACAACGTCTCTTGTAGAAACGACATTTTGTCCTGTTATTACAGTTTGCCAATCATTCCATTGAGTTCCCCAAGCATTTGCTAGCGTTGTCCAATTATCAGCATTTGAATCAAAATTAACACATACATCTGGCAATTTAGTTGTATCGGTCCAATAATCATTATCTGGATCTAATGTCATCACACCAGCAAAATTGTAAAAACTACCAGTTAAATTTCTTGTAGTAGATGCATATGGTTGATCAACAAAAACACGATGAACATATGGTAATGTAATTAAATCGCCAGGAGTTGTATTGTCAACAGAAGAAATCGTTGCGCTTGCTCCGCTAGTTGGACCAGTAATCGTAGAAGTTGCGGTAAATGCACCAGTAGCATCTTCTAAAATTAATTTATTGTCTACTTGGAATCTTAGATACGCTTTTGAACTTCCAGACGTAACTATTTCACCGTTTGAAAATGTAACTTGTGAATTGCTTATGTATACGATTGGATCCCTAGACGTCCCATTAGGATCTACGTTTGTTCTTACAGCAAAAGAAGAATTTGCACCTTTATAAAATAATTCAACATTATCTATTTTAAATGGAGGACGTGCTTCACCTTTCTGTGAATCTACCGCAATTTTATAATCTTGGTCATACACGTTACCGATATTGTGTCCAGAAAATGAATCTACTAATATACCATTCTTAAAGCGATCATTACCATTCGCGTCTTGTATCAATAGTTCTTTAGCATCTTTTTCTAATAGTGAAAGACTTGTGTAATATTCAAGACGATCTATTCTATCACGAAGAACACCGATATCGCGCATCGTATATCGTTCATTTTTAATCGGAGATAATCCAGAAGCTAAATCGCCTCTATTATTTGATCTAGCAACATCTGGAGCTAAAGAAGGATATGGTGGAAGAGAAATTACAGCGATTGGCATACAATCGTCTGGAGCTTGAGGAGTAATCGGAGATAATGATGGTGTTCCAGATATTTTCTTGAATCCACTTTGTGGCGTCAATACTACAAGATCTTTTCTTTTTAGATAGTATTCCAAATCCATACTAATATCTTCACCAGGAACACTGAAGTGTAATCCGCCAGAAGGTTCATCGAATGAAGTTGATGTTAATGGGTTAATTGAAATACCAGATAATGAAGTCACTCCATTAGCAGTGTCTGATACTCTAGGACGAATATCAATACAATCTCTTAAATCATAAGCGATACCATCAACTGGTGATCTAAAGATTGGAATTTGATATGTATAAATTTTAGTTGTATCTGATCCTGCAGTAGAGTCATTTACGGGATATGAATCGACCGAAAAATAACCTTTTCCTGAAGAATAGCTATGTGTGAAGTAATCTAATGTTACAAGTAATCTGTCGCTATTAGCGATGGATAATCCGCTGATTGATTTTTTAACTAATCGAGCGTGATCGTATTTGTTATCCCTCATTCCCGAATCTAATACAAAGTGAGACGTTACATCAGTTCCCTCAGTTGTAGTAGAAAAATTTGAACCAGATTTTTTACGAACTGAAATTAACTTAAATCCATCAGATAATCCAAGTGGCCACGGTCCTGATGTATTTGCAGTGTATGATGTTCCGCCACCATTTCCGATATTAAGTTGAACCAGTTTATTTCTGTTTATTGATTTAGACGCTTCTTGTCCATCTACTTTGTTAAGTTTTGTTATTACTGTAGCATTTAATGATGTTGGGCTGTTTAAGGTCTCATTCAAACTCAAAGTCGCAGTAGTAGAAGATGTTATATTAATAGATCTATCGCCATTTTTTCCAACGCCACCAAGATCAATAACTTGACCAATTTTAAATCTTTTATGGAAAGCTCCTGCTCTAGTAGCAGATGCAGGTGAAACTAATTTCAATGTTGTGTTATTCGTAACTTCACTTACAACAAATGTATCCGTAGCTGAACACGCAATAATATCGCCAGGATTAACCTGAGTTGTAAATGCGGTTCCAGTTCCAGTCACGCTGTTACTTGCATTCGTTACGGATAATGTTCCAGTCAAAGTTGCAGTATTTCCAGTTGAACGCATAACTGCATAGAAACGATCACGTGTAGCAGAATCACTAAGCACGCCACTACCGCTCATCGTTTCGCTAGCATCACTCGTATTAAGTGTTGATTGTCCGCTGATATTGAACGAAACATCAAACGCTTTATTGAACATGAAATTCGTATTAATCGCACCAGCGCTGCTACGCAATCTCTTAATTGCCTTTGCTGGAATATTAAACACAGCATAGTCAAACGACGGATCTTTAGTATTAGCATTTTTACCGTTAGAAGAAACGATATCGGCTTTTCCATTAGCTGAACCAGTTCCTGCGCTAAATGCAATTGACTGCACATTAGCAAAACCTTTTCCTGCAGTCGTGATATTGATATCAGACAAATACAGTTTATACTGTGCTGACGGTAATCCTGGAGTTCCAGAGTAGTAATTAATTGACCGAACTCTAGCTGTTCCTATTGAAGAACCAGGCAATGAACCACCAGAAAACGTCCCTGATGCAGTTGAATATCCAATAGCATTAGCTTGTGTATCTCTTAATGTAACTGTTGATTGAGCATTTACATCCCATTTACCAACTACATTTTCAACGATAATATAATTACCATAATCTGCAATAATTGATGCCTCTGAAACGGAAACATAATCTGTTGCTTTAGGAATAGTTAATCTGGAAGATACTATTTTTTCAATATCATAACCCTTAACATACGCTTTTCCTGGATCAATTTCAACTACTAAGAAACTACTATTACCACCTTCTCCAGAAACAAATAAACCATGATTATTTCCAGATTTAAGATGTTCTTTAATTCTTGATGTTAAACCTCTAACAATATAATTTCCAGATTCATCGGCTGTTCTTTGTGCAACATAATCTCTAATAGCAGAATATTCTGGTTTATCTGATAACGTCTGAATAATGCCAGATTTGATAGACAATAACTCAGAAAAATTATTTGCTCCAGTTTCGCTATAAGTAAATTTTGCAAGAGTTGGTGTTAATTTTAATCTAGTGGCGCCTGGTGCAGCATAGTTATATGAACCGCTTGCAGGATCTAATAATGTTGAATCGGTTGAATCTGAAATAATTTCTTCGGTAACATTAAACCCAATTTTATATGTTGGGGATGTTGAATATCTGTCTAATACTAGTGTTTGCTCATCCACTCTAATGAAATGGTCTTTAGCAAAAATAATGCCAGATCCTATAGTTATTGCGGATCCTAATCCAGTAGCATAAGATGAAACTGCGTTTGCGGTTAATCCACCAACAGTTGTGGTGATAACTTCATTGTTTGAAATATATTTCGTTCCATCTGTATTCGCACTGAGATATTTAACAAATAATGTTTTATAATATGGCGTGTTAGCTTCAGAACCTTGAGCATAATTAACTACTAAAGCTCTAATCTTTTTATTTGCGCCAACAATAGTTTTATTTACAAATGCTGATGGATCAACAGAAGTGACGCCATCTGACTGTTTATCTCTAATTTTGATATAATAATATGACTGATCATAATTGGTAGAACATCCACGAACAACGCTGCCCTCTTTAAACACATGTTCAGCAAATCGGTCAATTTGATTTTGCAATATTGACTGCATCTGCGTGAGCTCGCGAGCCTGAACAGCTAATCCTGGACGAAATAAAATTCTATGAAAATTCTTATCTTCGTTAAAGTCGTCGTAATACGGAGCGACGTTTAAATTTGTTGAAAGCGTAACGGTATTTGCAATATCAGCCATTTATTTTTTCTCTTTTAAAATCCTAAAACGAATTTAATATTTTCAATCTGATCGGGAGACCGTGTTACAGGTAGTCTATTCTCAGTATATATTACTAATCCAGTAAACTCTCTGCAAGCAGGTTTAACGTGCATATCAACAATAGCGGTAGAGTTTGAAGTGCCGCCTCTAACTTCTTCACCAGGAACAAAACCGCCACCCGTTCCATTAGTTGTTACTCTGATTAACTTTAATGTTCCATCAGTTCTTGATGATGTATTATTAGCAAAATAAACTAATTTGCCTTTTGCTTTTGAAGTCGCACCAGTAATTACTTCATCGGCAGTAAAGTCTCCACTCGCATATACAACTTCAACTCTATGCGTTTGGTCTATATTTGTAGTATTTGCCGCAGCGCCATTTCTTAATAATGGATCGCGGATAATACCTATTGTTCTAAAATCATTATTAGAAGGTATTGTATTACCTTCTACAGCAGTATTTCCTGAAAGAAACACGCTCGTCATTATATATTTTCCATACAATTCATCTACTGGATCTTTTCCATGACCACCCAATGGAGATATAACTACTCTTGCTGTTGCGCCAGATCCATAGCTGCTATTTGATGTTATGGTCACATTAGCTTGAGAATAATTATAACCAGTAGAAATCATCTTGATTTTTTTAATTTGCCCAGCACTAACATTAGCAACATAAGCTGTAGCTCTAGTAGATATAGTAGAACCGCTATCTCCACGAATCGTAACATTTGGCCCAACAATATATGTTGAAGATGTATTTGGAGTTATGGTAAACGCTGAATTTAATGTTGCAGTTCTTGAAACTCCAATGTAATTTATAATTTTACGTAACTGTGTTGAACCCAATCCACTGGTGATGAATACTGTTGATTGATTATATGCATCATCAACATTTAATGCGTTCGTATTTAATCTAACAACTGATGAATTTGTAATTGCTGCGAATGAATTTGATGTGGTGATATATCCACTACCATTAGCAGTTATCTTAATATGATGTATCGCACCATTCGCAGCATTATCCTGAACCTGCCACTGAGAACTTCCATTATTGGAAGTCAATGTTTTTACAGGCATATACGACGTAGTCATAAACTTTAATTTATCGCCAGCAGATAATGTATACATGTATTTCCAGCGATAATTATCAGCTGTGGTTATAATAGAGGTTCCAGTTCCTGTAGGCATTACCGTAGAAACTGCTCCCCTATTATTATCAATACATTTAAATATATGATCTTGAGACGTTACAACATAAAACTGATCAGTTGGTAATGTTGCACTCAAATGGTCAAATTCGGTATAAACTGTTCCAGTCGTCCATGTGTGTATTGGCACACAGTGACTAATGTCTGAAGCCTGAATTCTTTTCAGCGCAATAATATCACGCCAAAAATCATAATACACCTGTTCATAATTATCTATCGGAGTAGGAGGATTCAATTCATCCGTGAACGCAAAACTTTTTCCTATGAATAGATAATATATGTTAGGATCAGTTTCGCTGAATGACTCAGCGAACTGCATCGCATTATGAATACCAAAATGTTTTGTTATAAGTGCAGTCATTAATTAATTAGCCACCAAGAACAGTTGTGTATGAAACATTCAATGTATCACCAGAACTTACAACTTTATCGCCAGCAGTAAATAAACCAGCTGAGTATAAAGTTCCAGCAGTTGATATGTTATTTTTGAGAGCCGAACTAACCAAAAACGCACCTTTAACAGTTCCAGAGCCAGTGATTGAAAATACACAAGCATTGGAAGAAGCAATTGCTTTTGAAGCAGCAGCTGCCCATGTAACTGCACGACGTGAATTTTGGTTATAGTTAGGAGCATTATTACTACATGCTTCTGTCCAACCAGTATGTGAAGTCATTGTGTCTGTGTTAGCAACGGCAGTATATGATACCGAACTAATCAGACCAATATACCAAGTGGTGACTTGAGTTTGTGCACGGAAATTAATATCAAGCATACTGTTTCTACCAGCATTGGTAACAACGTTCTTGATATAATCTGTCCACTTTAAATTGCCTTCTGCATCATAACACTCAGCAAAATACATACCTTCGGGTGATGCAACGCTTTCCGTATGGGTAGCGCCTCTTGTTACTGTAGCACTACAACCTTCTAGTGCATTTGCGATTTCTGTTGACATATGAATTACTCCTTAAAATAAATTATATCCTCTATTTATACCAATATTAGGGATAAGTTGTTGAATAAAAGAAACGTGCATTAGCAGTTGTTGCAGTGCTGGCTCGAGTAGTCAATACAGTGTTTGAATATACCGTATTGACTGAGAGTTGGGTTGGTGAAGTTGCACCATTCGGAATAACGTAAATTCTCGAACCGCTTCCTCCGACCGATATAGATCCTGTATTTGCTCGAATATTTCCGTCTCCGAACGTCGCTGTCGCTTGATATGGAGGCGTAGCAATAACCAATTTTGGTCCTGCTGGAATATTTGAGAAATTCTGTATTGTTAATGTTCTCAATAAATTGATAGTATCTGTAGAGAATGTAGAAATTCCTGTATTTGCGTAAACCACTCTGACATAGTTTGTAAATTTATACAATTCTGGAGTTGTTGTATCCAACATTGTAGTAGAACCGACTTCTCTAACTGTTACTTCTTTAGTGATAAATGCGTTAGTAGAATCTGCAGTATTATCAAAGTTTTCCGTCGTGACTACAGCAGGTCTAATAGCGCCACCAACAACTAAATCATCATTGGTCGTAACAGCTTCAGCGCCAGCAGCCAATCTAGTTGAAATAGCGGTAGGTGCATCATTAGCAAACGAAGATTCAATCGGAGTTGCGATTCTAGTAGAAATAGCTGTTTGATAGTTATCAACTGTTGTAACAGCTTCAGCACCAGCAGCCAATCTAGTAGAAATAGCTGTTTGTAAATCATCATTGGTCGTAATAGCTTCAGCTTCAGCAGCAATTCTTGAAGCAGCACCTACAACTAAATCATCATTGGTCGTAATAGCTTCAGCTTCAGCAGCAATTCTTGAAGCAGCACCAACAACTAAATCATCATTGGTAGTAACAGCTTCAGCTTCAGCAGCAATTCTTGAAGCAGCACCAACAACTGATTCTATATTGGTCGTAACAGCTTCAGCATTTGTTCCAGTTCCAGTATAAACAGCAGTAGACGTTTCTGCGGTCGCAGTAACAGCTTCAAGCGGAGTAGCAACTCTAGTTGAAATAGCAGTAGTCGTATCAGTGCTTGTAGACACAACTTCAAGTTGATTAACATTCTTAGAGACGAACGCAGCCGTTGTATCCAAAGAAGTAGTGATAGCTTCACGTGGAGAAGCGATTCTAGTTGAAACAGCAGTAGGTTTATCTGCAGTAGATGTAACAATTTCTCTATCTAACCCAGCGATTTGATTAGTGATTGTTGAAATAACAATAGGCTGCACAGAAATCGCCGAAGTGACTTCATAGATGCCGAACATTTTAGTTCCAGCAACATGTAATACTTTTTTAATTATATCTCTGTAATCAGATAATAATTGTTTAGATTTAATAACGTATGAATATTCTTGATAATAATTATTATCTTGAAGTTTATTATTCCAACTTAAAAATCCTCGTGATCCTACATATCTACCTGGTAATGTTGTGATGCCAGTAACGCCAGTAGGAACAAGATTCCCAGAAGCGTATCTTGAGTTTTTAACATATCTAATCTGATTATTAGAATTTTGATTGGTAACACTATTAATTGTAATTTCATCATTTAATATATTAACTTTTTCACCACGAATAAAATTACTACCACGTTGTAGCAATTCTATAGATGCGATTGCTCCTGGCGCACTATTCGCTATAATTAACGCATTTCTGCCTTTGTAATTATACTGTGAGGGTGGTCCAGGATTTCTTCCGTCGAGTATTCTTTGAACATATACGTCCGAATCTTCAACGGTAATAGTTACATTATTGTATGGAGCACTATATCCAGCTCCAGGATTCGTTATAGAAATAGCATTAATAGAACCAACTTGAGCATTCGCAAAAGTAAGCGCATTAGTTAATGTGCTTGAAACATTAGAAGTTCTTAATTTTAAATTCAGTGAATGTGTATTTGTGCCTAGCGATTGAAAAGTAGAACCAGTGTTTAATCTGACATTTTTTACGTAGCCAATAATATCTGTATTGATTGTAACATATTGAGTATTTGAAATTGAAGAAACAACAAATGCTGCCGTTTCTTCTGTAGTTCCGCCAGTTATTGTTACTTTAGAAGGAGTTCCTACTCGATATCCACTTCCGGAATTTATAATTTTAAATGTCAGTTTATCAGTAGAGTCCTGAATAGACAATACTCTAGCTCTAGCAGTGTCGCCAGATAAATCTCCAATTAATCTTAACTCATCATCTTTTTCGTTAAATGCACCGCCATCACTGATGTAATATTGAACAATACCACCTTGTTCAGAAAGGACGTGCGCTTCTGTTCCAAATCCGTCAGTTATAATTTCAAAATCTTGAAATGTTCCTGCAGCATTTTCAACAACTAAATTATAGTTTGTTAATCCATTAAATGTAGTGACCTGAACTAATTGAACTCTGCCTTTTGCGCCAGATGTAGAACCAGTTACAACTCTTCCATCGAAATCATTTGGATCACCAATAAATGGCGCTCCGACTCGAATAATAGTTTCTTTTATCCATCTACCATCAGATGTTCTAAGAATATCTTGTCCAGGATAATAAAATTCAACTTCTTCATTAAATAATATACGAAATAAAAATTTAAATGATTTTTGAGATCCGCGAGTGCGATAAAAATCTCTTATATGTTTTACTAATAGTCGTTTATCTGCCAACACAGTCGTTGGTATATTAACCATGAACTCTCGGCGAAAATATTCAATAAATTCATCAACAGTTCTATCAATATCTTGATTGTCTTTTAATTTGCGGATTTCACTACCAGCGTTATCCGCTTTTTCTAGATATTCAAAATACGCTTCTAAGAAAGCTACGAATCGTGGTCCTTCTTCCCGAATAAATTCAGGAAACTGCGACTCTACGAGAGACGATATTTTTGTATATGTTTCTTTTGCGCCTGATATTGCCATTTTAGAAAGTCGTTATTCCTTGAATCGCTGATGTTACTGCACTCAGAGATGTTGATGAACCGATAGTATTAACGGCAAGTATCGTCGCTTCAATTTTATTATTTTTATCATTTACAATTTTAATGTTAGTATCTGCAAATAATAAAATTTGATTTCTAATTGGTTCTACATTTTCTTCAGATGGTCGCATTAAAATTTTAATTTCTTCATCATAAGATGACGGTTGGAACGCATTTATATATACTGTCCCATTATCATAATCTATCGTTCCAGCAGTTTGATTGGTATATACTCTACCATATTTTCCTAGTGACGGTTTCTTGTAATAAATTCTTAATGTTCCAAACCCATCATCATCAAAGAAACTAGGATTATCAAGATAAACGAATTCGGAAGATGTTAAGTATCCCCAATTATTAAGTGAAGCTGAATTTGAATCTCCGCTAAAATGTTTTAATTGTTGATTAAATGATAAGACATAATTAGTGTTAATTATTGTAGATGGAGAAAACCGTTTTTCTAAATCTATATTTGCTCTAACATCAACGATAGAATTTTCTGACAGTGAAAGGTAATTTAAAAATTTAGAAAATCTAAATTTCTTACCGAACATATCTAAATCAGATTCTTCAAAAGATATTACTCTAGCAGCAACCGCATCACCAACTTGAGAAGCAGTCAATGTAGTTTCATCTGGATTGTATCTAACTGTAACGAAAGGGACAATATACATGTAAGTCGCATCAACCATTTCCATATCAATCGACTGAACATTATATTCTTTCATTTGGTCAATGATCATCGATTTTCTATTAGTTGAAATCAATGTTCCTAATCTTGGCTTAACACAAGCATATACTTTTCCATAAATTGGTGGATTATTTTCTTCACCACCCCATACACTAACACCATCTAGGTCTGGATTTAATTGAAGCATTAAATTTTCATAATCGTATTTCGTTACAGCTCTATTTTGTGTTTGAAATACTTTTGGAGCTTTTTCTCTAATCGACTCAATAGATTCTGGAGCTGCTCCCCCGCTCGAGCGATCAATAACTGTGATACTGTAATTGCTTTGTCCACCTAAAAGTGCTGGACCTGTAAATAGATTTGCACCATTACCTTTTGTTGTATTACATACTCTATAATCAATATAAACAGTGCTATTATAATCTGGTCTAACTCCTAAAACATTATCACCGAATGAAACTTTATATAACCCATCTCTATCAGCATCTACATAGTATACTTTTGCGCTAGAATTCACAGTGAATATATCAGAAGCAAAAGCAAATGTTTGCGTATTACCATTAACTCTCGCTGAAACTGTTATACTAGAAACTTCAGCATTCGGATTAGGTAAAATGAAAGATGTGTTTGAAGTGGTGTATAGATAATTATGAGTTAATGGAGTTCCTTCGATAATATTAATATATCCACTAAAAATTCCACTTGAATTGGCGGATATAGAATATGATTTCGGTGTTACAAAAGTGTAACTGGAACCATTAACAGAAGCGGTAAACTGCGAGTTTTTAGCGATCGTTAATGTTTGCACAGATGGTGAAGATGAAATTCCAAATCTAACATATAAATTAGCCACCGCACCTTTAGATGAAGTTGGTAAGTATCCAAGATTTTTAGCATGTGAAACGACGCTATCATATTTTTGTGCGCTATCTAAGAACGATTCATTCGTTGCCATATTTACATAAAACGCATTATAGTATGTGTTATATGCTAATAAATCTAATAGTGTTCCTATGGAGGAATCTTCGAAGTCAAAATCCGCAAATTCTGATTTGCTCGATATGTAATTTCTTAAATTTGCTCTGATTGTATCAAATGACAATCCAGTGACTGTAATTGTTGAATTGGCTGGCATTATCTTATCCTGTTAAGAGAAATCGACATTTCTGCTGTATCTGAAGAGTTCTTAGTTCTAAATACTATTGTTATTGTTAACGCATTTTCATCTGGATCACCAAGTAATCTTATATCTAACAAGTCTATTCTTGGTTCATAATTTTCAATAGCAGTTTCAATAGCGTATCTTAAGTCCGATTCAGTAGAAACAGTATACAATTCAAAAAGAGTATTGCGAATACCAGAACCGAAATCGGATCTAAATGGGCGTTCATACATGTCTGTCAACAACAGGTTCTTTAATGCTTGTTTAATTGACTCGTCATTTTTTTTAATGAATAGTTTACCAGTCGCTGGATTTGAACGCATATTCAAATCGAAGTCTTTGTAAACTACTGATTGTGTTTGGCGACCTTGCATGAAATTCCTTTAGTATGTGCTATTTATCACTGTTTTTGTGCTATTTACTGTAATACACATAATCTGGATTTGCTGCTTTCTTCGCTTGTTCTGCACTCCACTGTAACATTTTTTTATTGAGTATTTCAAAAAAATCTAAAATTGAATTTATATGTTTTTTAGTTGCTAGTATATCATTGTATTGAACTGTAACGGTGGCAAGTTCTTCAAGATTAGAATTTTTATCATTTTCTAATTTAGTTTTCTTCTCTAATAACTCATTGACTTTCTTATCAGTGAGTAGACCAGCTTTACATAAAATATTGTAACAAGTAAGTGCATCTCCACTAGTCACTGTAATAATATTAGACACTCCGATTGTATTTGTAAAGAGTGCTCCAAATTTTTTATCAGAAAATTCTTTTAACTCGGGCATCTCAGCAATTACTTTTTGCAGCGCAGTGTAAAATAAATTAACATATGCTGTTGTTTTAGTATTACCCACGCACAATGCGCTTACTGGCTGCACGTATTCATCTACGACTGGTTCGATTGGATCCCATGCTCGTTTAGCAGCACTCCAAGTCGTTTGTCCGTATTTGTTGCCAAGCGTCTTAACTTGTGTGAATAGATCCTGATTCCATATATCAGAAAACGCATATTTATTTGGCACGACTGGAGTTGCTGGAACTGGCGCTGGCGCAGGTGGTAACGGAGGTGTGGCATTTTCAGTGGGTTTAACTGGACATGGAGGTTTTTCTACAACTACGCCATTTTCAACTTGTTGATTTGGCACCATAGAACACATATCAAATGCTGGAATTTTTGCTATTCCTGCGGGTAATAGATTACCAGTAATACCACCTATCTTTGATCCCGCACTATCCAATAGTCCTTTTGCTGGATTATCTATTGCAGAAAACGCACCACCTAATGCTCCTAATTGTTTCGTTGCATCCCCAACGGCAGCTTGTGCTTGACTGGTCAACGATTGAACGCCAGCAATCGAACCTACTCCGCTCGTGAGTGAAGATGCCGCAGAACCCAGCGCTTTAGTAGCATCACCAATAGCACCTGTAACTTTATCAGCAACAGCGCCACCAAGAGCAGTCAATTTAGAAGCAGCATCTTTCATATCATTAACAGCGTTGCTTAAATCTTTTTTAATCAACTCTCCCATATTTGAAGGAATTGCTCCAGCAGGTAATATCCCGCCAGCTTTATTCAGCGCTTCTTGCAAATCAAATTTTGGAAATGTTTTTTGTATTGCTGCAAGAGATTCCAGCGCAGCTACTTTTGAACCGCTAGCAAAAGATGTTAATGCAGATTTAAATTCATCTTGTAAATTTAATCCAACAACAGGTTTTTCACCAATTAAATTTGCATTCATTTTTTCTTGAACAGCAGCAGTTGCAGATTCCATTGTGCTTTTCAATTTATCCAATGAGCCAGTGATACCGCCAGCGCCTGAAGTGAGTGATGCTAATTTTTCTTCAGCTTGTGCCTTTAACGCATTAAGTTCTTCAATTTTAGCATTTGATCCGCACGCTGCCGCAGGAATTCCAGGCACCTGTTTTCCTGCTGATTGTAATAAATTTGCAGCACCTGCTGCTCCTGGGAGCGCAGTAACATTAGAACCTATCAATTCTGACGCTTGCCCCTTAAGAGCCGACGTTGCTCCAGTAACACCTTGAGTAATACTAGCAGCAGCACCAGTTACACTACCAACACCAGTTGTTACTGCATTTGTAGCAGCTGTAGCAGTTGTAGCGATAGTTGAAGTTG